AAATAAAATTTAATCCTTAACCGGAGGGATTTCTGCACCCTCAGAACATCAGGAGGCCGCCTGAAAGGGCGGTAATGAAAATGACTGAATTAACAAAAGAACAATTAATCGAAGAAGCCAAATTAAAAATAGCGATTACGAAATGCCACCCCAATTCAGGGATGGCGCGAGTAGAGGGCGAGTTATTCAAAATTGCACTGGCATCGCTGGAAGCAGAGCCGATAGCGTGGCGATATCGCTACGTGAAAAAAGGTGTTATGGACTCTCAGGGGGAGTTGTGGGTTGGTGACTGGAAATATGTACCGAAAAAAGAGGATTGTAACGACAGGCCGAACTATGAAATTCAGGCCTTATTCACTGCCCCACCAGTCCCTGTTACATCAGAAGAACTGGTTAAAGCTGTGCACTTTTATGAACAACTAAAACGCGAAAATCCACCAGTATCCGGCAACCAGATTAATGGGTTAACTATGCCGGTTAAACGACCAGCCGACTGAAAAACGGAAACCTGATTACAGATTCCCAGATAAGGCAATGAGCTACCTGGCGTAGAGTGGGCTGATAAGTATGGGGAATGTTTTACGATGAATATTTAGACTAAAGAGTTTGTAACGCTATGTAAGTGATTTTTTCTGGTTTAGATATTTGTATGTCCGGCCAAATTGAGGTGTGTTTAAATGTAATTGCACATTGATTGTAGGGGGAATAATGAAAAACGCATTGCAGTTTTTGTTTGTTGCGTTCTGGTTGTTCGCATCATGTATGCCCATCATCTTCACAGCAAGGTATATGGAAAAAATTGATGTTTTGATATTAATGTTTGGACATATAAATGCCCTTTTTTTAGGGGTGTTCATGGCGGTCACGTGCATTGAATACTGGCGGTAAATACAGCGAACGCTATTGGTTTAGTTGGATATTTACTGTGCCGGACAAAAACGGTTTGCAGGGAAATCTTAGTTAAGTAGAATGACTGTGGGTGCTTGAGACTATCTGTCTCAGGCATGAACACCAAAAGGCAGATAGAGAAAAGCCCCAGTTAACATTACGCGTCCGGCAAGACGCTTAACATTAATCTGAGGCCATATCTATGCTCTACACACGTAGGTTAGCCTCTTACGTGCCGAAAGGCAAGGAGAAGCAGGCTATGAAGCAGCAAAAGGCGATGCTAATCGCCCTGATCGTCATCTGTTTAACCGTCATAGTGACGGCACTGGTAACGAGGAAAGACCTCTGCGAGGTACGAATCCGAACCGGCCAGACGGAGGTCGCTGTCTTCACAGCTTACGAACCTGAGGAGTAAGAGACCGGGCGGGGGAGAAATCCCTCGCCGCCTCTGATGTGTCAGGCATCCTCAACGCACCCGCACTTAACCCGCTTCGGCGGGTTTTTGTTTTTATTTTCAACGCGTTTGAAGTTTTAGATGGTGCCGGAATAGAATCAAAAATACTTAAGTAGCGCGCAGGGAGAAGAGGGATGGACCCCGAAGGGGAAGAGCTATTTATCCGGAAGGATTCTGAAGATGAAAATCGAAGAATTACGTGAAATTTTTAGTGAAGATGGCCTCTATGCTGTGCGCGTTGAGAATGGGGGTATTACCTACACAGCGTTAATTCCTGATGATCATGTAGTGTTATCTGTTGAGGCATTCATTGAATACTTGGAAAGACTCGGTTTCAAGGTAGTTCGGGAATAAGTTATAATACGTGAGCCAGCCTGAACAACTGGCAACCTGCAGCGCCATTGGAGATGACAATGGCGCATAATTTCAAATTTCGCAATTCTGATTCTGCCTTTGCCAGCAGGCACGGGTGGCGTTCTCACGCATTCAAATATGACTGGTATCAGCACGATCCCTGTACTGAAGAACAGGCCGAATGGCTGATTCATAACTACCGCAGACGTGGATATGAGTTTAGGAAAGCCCTCACCCTCGATTATCGTCACTGGATAATCTACGTCAGACTCCCTTATTCCGAACGCCCACCGCGTCCGTCCCGCACATTCCAGCAACGCATCTGGAGGTAACGTGCGGGTATTACTTCGACCTGTTCTGGTACCGGAACTCGGGCTGGTGATCGTTAAGCCGGGCCGTGAATCCATGCCGGTATTCCACAATACCCGGGTACTGGTGGAGCCGGAACCGAAAAGCATGCGTAATCTGCCGTCCGGGGTCGTTCCTGCCGTTCGCCAGCCGCTGGCGGAGGATAAATCATTACTGCCATTTTTCAGCGACGAACGAGTGATTCGTGCTGCTGGTGGCGCTGGCGCATTGTCTGACTGGTTACTGCGCCATGTTAAATCCTGCCAGTGGCCACACGGCGATTATCACCACAGTGAAACCGTCATTCACCGTTATGGTACCGGCGCAATGGTGTTGTGCTGGCACTGCGACAACCAGCTGCGCGACCAGACCTCCGAATCACTCGGGCAACTTGCTCACCAAAACCTGTCTGCATGGATGATTGACGTCATACGCCATGCAATGAATGGCTCGCAGGAACGGGAATTATCGCTGGCTGAATTATCCTGGTGGGCGGTCCGCAATCAGGTGGCGGACGCGCTACCGGAAGCGGTATTACGTCGTTCGCTGGGGTTGCGTGCGGAAAAAATCCGCTCAATGTACCGTGAAAGCGACATCGTACCGGGAGAGCAGACCGCCACCAGCATACTGAAGCAGCGCACAAAAAATCTTGCGCCGCTGCCTCCCCCCCACCAGCAAACCCCGCCACAGGAAGAGACGGTGGTCAGCATTGCCGTTGATCCTGAGTCTCCGGAATCTTTCATGAAACGACCTAAACGTCGCCGCTGGGTTAACGAGAAATACACACGCTGGGTGAAGACACAGCCGTGTGCGTGTTGTGGTAAGCCAGCCGACGATCCCCATCACCTGATTGGTCATGGTCAGGGCGGAATGGGGACAAAATCTCACGATATTTTCACGCTACCGCTGTGTCGGGAGCATCACAACGAGCTTCATGCGGATCCTCTGGCGTTCGAAGAAAAGCATGGTTCTCAGGTTGATTTAATTTTTCGTTTTCTTGATCACGCCTTTGCAACTGGCGTGCTTGGGTAAAAGAGGTGACTGATGCTCATAGATTTGGTTTTACCTTACCCGCCGACGGTGAACACTTACTGGCGACGCCGTGGCAGCACATATTTTATCTCGGAGGAGGGAAAGCGTTATCGCCGGGCTGTGGCGCTTATTGTTCGCCAGCAGCGGCTGAAATTAAGCCTGTCCGGAAGGCTGGCGATAAAGGTGATTGCAGAGCCACCGGATAAGCGTCGTCGCGACCTGGACAATATCCTGAAAGCACCGCTGGATGCGCTGACGCATGCGGGAGTGTTAATGGACGATGAGCAGTTTGATGAAATCAATATCGTTCGTGGTCAGCCAGTATCTGGTGGACGTATGGGGGTGAAGATTTACCCCATAATGCATGAAGAGCAGGTCAAAAAATGAAACTGGAAGATTTACCGAAATACTACTCCCCAAAATCCCCTGGCCTGACCGATGCATCGGCCTCAACGTCAAAAGATGCGCTGAGTATCACTGATGTGATGGCCGCGCAGGGCATGACACAGAATCGGGCTGAGATGGGGTTTTCTGCGTTCCTGGGGAAAATGGGCATCAGTATGAATGACAGGGCGCGGGCAACAGAATTACTGGCAGATTATGCACTCAGTCGGTGCGATCGTGTGGCGGCGTTGAGAAAACTTCCGGCAGAAATAAAACCGGTAGTGATGCGCATTATGGCTTCGTATGCGTTTGAAGATTATGCCCGTAGCGCGGCGAGCAAAAAACAGTGCCCCTGCTGTCACGGAAAAAAATTTATTGAAAGCGAGGTTTTTACAAACAAGATCCAGTATCCGGATGGTAAGCCACCAGTGTGGGCAAAGTGCACAAAAGGCGTGTACCCGTCTTACTGGGAAGAATGGAAAAAAGTCAGGGAGGTGGTAAAAGTTGCCTGTCCGGAGTGTGGCGGAAAGGGTGAGGTTTCCACCGCCTGTAAGGATTGCCGTGGGCGTGGTGTCGCCATTCATCGTGAAGAGTCGGTAAAACGTGGTATGCCTGTTATCAGAGATTGCCAGCGTTGTGGTGGTCGTGGCTATGAAAGACTACCATCAACGGAGGCATTTAATGCCATACGCAAAGTGACGAGTGCTATCACGCTTGATACGTGGAAAAAATCAGTGAAACGCTTTTACGATACGTTGGTGGTTCGGTTTGACATTGAAGAGGCATGGGCGGAGCGGCAGTTAAAGAGGGTAACGCGATAGTGTTGTTGATTTTTCCCGAATCTGTGGTAAATTTGCTCTAACGATGGGCGTTTTATGCCTGACGTTAGAAGGATTTTTACAGCCCGCCATCGAGCGGGTTTTTTATATCTGGAAAGCGGTGCATAACGTTAAACGTGATGGCGATTGCGCAATGAGTTTCTCCTTCTCTGAAGTCTCTTGACTGCATGGAATCTCCTTTGTTATGTAAGGTGAGTTGATGTTTTAAAATTGTTAGAGAGATGGGTATGGATGACAGCACTCTGCTGAGGAACTCTTCACTTTTTATTGCTTATATGGGCTGTCTTGGATGGGGAAGCGCTTATTTCTATGGATGGGGGACTTCCTTTTATTATGGCTTTCCATGGTGGATCGTCGGGGCTGGCGTTGATGATGTGGCCCGAAGTTTGTTTTATGCTGTGAGCGTTATCGTTATATTCCTTACTGGATGGGGAGTAGGTATTGTTTTCTTTTTAGGCATAAAACAAAAAAACAATATACAGAATTTGAGTTTTATCAGACTTTTTCTGGCAATATTGCTGCTTTTTATTCCGCCTGTTCTGGAGTTTTCGGTAATTCATCAGCACGTTGAGCCAGATGTGCTGTTTTTTTGTGTTATTGCTGCCTTTACAATTACGCTTTTTGTCAGGTCAGGAAGAAGACTTATTTCAGTAAAATGTTTTTCGGAAGTGTCTTTTATTCGCCATCACCGAATTGAGTTTATTATGGCTGGATTCATGATTTATTTCTGGACATTCTCTCTTATTGCCGGTTGGTATAAACCTCAGTTTAAGAGGGAATATCAGATGATCCACTATGAGAATACTTGGTATTACGTTCTTGCACGCTATGATGATCGTCTGGTTTTATCGAAATCGTACAGTAATGGGAGTTCTGCATTCGTTATACTTAATAGCGGGCAGATTGATGACTTTGAAATTAATGTAGTCAGAGTTCGTTAATATTGCCTGAGTAACTTTCTGTTGACCGCTCAGATTCTTTTATCATGTGTAGGCCAATATGCAGGATTTAATCAGGGTAGGGTATTGCAGAGCTAAACTGGCATAAGTATTATTCCGCATATGGCCCTTTAGCTCAGTGGTGAGAGCGAGCGACTCATAATCGCCAGGTCGCTGGTTCAAATCCAGCAAGGGCCACCATCACATACCGCCATTAGCTCATCGGCAGAGAGCGCCTGCTTTCGAAACTGGCTGTGTGAGGCTCGGGTCCCCGATGGCAATCCATTATCTGCATTATGCGTTGTTAGCTCAGCCGGACAGAGCAATTGCCTTCTAAGCAATCGGTCACTGGTTCGAATCCAGTACAACGCGCCACGCTTATTTTTCCAGGCTCGCTTCGGCGGGCCTTTTTCATATCCGCGCCACGCCCGGCGCACATCAAAAAACCACAGAGCCTTTCAGGGATGAGCTTACGGGATGGTCAGTGTGACTTTCTCTGTGGGCTGGTCAGCCCCGGGCGCAGGCTCACCCACTAAAAGGAAAAGTCACGATGTTTGGTATTTTCAAAAAGAAAACCCGCAAGGCCATTACCGAAGTGAAGAAGATGGAGAACCGTGACGCAGTGGAGGCGACCGTCTGGGGCGCGTACTCCATTGCATACGCTGACGGCACCTGTGACGCGAAAGAAATCGCGGTACTGGAAAAAACCATTGCAGCACTTCCTG